CCAGACAAGCAGAATGGATATGATCACCTCAACGATGCGTTAGGTTACCTTGTGTATAGAGAATTTAATATTATTCATGCAAGGGCAGGCCGACGAACTGGTATTAGAATATATTAAAAGTAATGATATTATGAGGAAAAACCGTGTATAGCTCACTAAATATTTACAACCAGCCTATAACTTTAGCTCCTACAACGGTTGCCTCTCCTAATGCTGCCTATCAAAGGATGGCAAATTTCTGGGGATTGATTGAGGATTTAAAAGAAGGAACTTATAAAATACGCAGCGAACACAGAAAATACTTACAACAAGAACCGCGAGAGACTGACGATGCCTACGATTCAAGGCTGGCAAGATCTACGGTTGTTCCTTACCTGCAAAGGATAGAAAAGATGCTGTCGGGAATGTTAGTGCGAAAGCCTGTCCGACTTGATGATGTATCTGACCTTGTTCGGGAGCAGCTTTTTGATGTTGACTTAGAGGGCAACGATCTTAATGTTTGGCTTTATCAAACTGCAAGAGTTGCCATATCGTTTGGTCATGTTGGCGTCCTTGTAGACGCACCAAAAGAAGGAGAAAAGGCAAGACCTTATTGGGTTACCTATACTCCAAGAGATATTCTTGGCTGGAGGACAGAAATTGTTGAAGGAACAAGGCAACTAACACAATTAAGATTGATGGAACAGGTGGTGGAATCTGATGGCAAATATGGTGAAAAAGTGGTGAAACAAATCCGAGTTCTTGAGATTGGTCGTTATGAAATACACCGCAAGGATAAGAAAGGCGAATACAAATTAGTTGATGAAGGTGAGATGAGCATCAAAGACAAGATTCCATTTGCTGTGGCTTATTCAAACCGAGTTGGTTATTACGAATCACGCAGTCCTTTATACGATATTGCAGAACTAAACCTTAAGCATTATCAAATACAAAGCGATCTCGATAATATTCTGCATATTAGTTCTGTCCCTTTGCTTGCGGTTTTTGGTTATCCAAACGCAGATGAAATAACGACTGGACCTAATGAAGCGTTATCGCTGCCACCAGAATCAAGACTTGAATATGTGTCTCCATCAGGCGACAGTTATGACAGCCAGTTCAAAAGGCTTGGAGATATAAAAGATCAAATAAATACTTTGTCATTAGCAGCGGTGCTTGGTCAAAAATTGGTGGGAGAAACCGCCGAAGCAAAGCGGATCGACAGATCGCAGAATGACTCAACGATGATGGTTATTGCACAGCAGATGCAAGATTTAATTGATAACTGTCTTAAGTTTCACAGCGAATATTTAAACGAACCAAACGCTGGTAGTTCTTTTGTTAATAGAGACTTTGTCACCGCAAGGCTTGAGCCAGCAGAAATTGATAGTCTCCTCAAAATATACGCTGCAAATGGCATAAGCCAAGAGAAACTTCTCGAGCAACTTGCAAGCGGAGAAATACTCGGAGATGATTTTGATATCGAAGAGGAATTAGAAAAAACGCAGTCGGGTGGTTTGATCGAGATGAACCCAGAAAGTGAAGCAGCTTAATAAATGGCAGTTCCAGAGGCTTTTTACAGAGAAGCTATAGATCTCAATAGATATAGCAACAAGGTGCAATTTCAAATTGCCACCCAATTTAATGATGTTATCCTTGACGTTCTAAGGCAGATAAGAGATCTCGAAGGAAACAGCCCAGCAACAACTGCAAGGCTCCGATCAATATTGGCTCAAATGGTTGACAGTCTTAAAAGTTGGGAAAACGAAAGTGCTGTTTATATGATTGATGAATTGCAAAACTTAGCAGGGTTTCAAGTTGGCTTTGTGCAAGATCAACTCCAACGTGTATTACCAAAGGGAGAGTTTCAAGTAAACACGGTTGCTGTTTCTCCTGACTTTGCAAAATCAGTTGTGACCAGAGATCCAACTGCTTTGACGATCCGTTTGCGTGATAAAGATGGAGTATTCAGAGCTGCTCAGTTTGCTTTGACTGCCAAAAGAGGATCGGATATATCACTGCCGAATGGAAAGACAGTCAAAAAAGCATTCAGAGGAATTGCCGATGATTCTGCTTCGAGACTTTCAAAAGCAATTAGGCTTGGTGTTTTAGAGGGAGAGTCTTTACCAAAAATAGTCAGAAGATTAAAAGGTCCTAATTTAAGTTTTGTTGGTAAACCTAAAAATGCAATCGCTTTAAACTCTGCTTTAAAAGATTCAGAAGGTATGCTGTTGTCAAATAAACAAATTCAGACTGTAGTTAGGACAACCGTCAATCAAGTGCAGAATGCTGCCAGTCAAGCAGTTTATGCAGCAAATGAAAATATCACAGGTAAATATCAATATGTTGCAACTCTTGATGCAAGAACAAGCTCTATTTGTCAAAGGTTAGACGGTCAAATATTTAAATATGATCAGGGTCCTGTTCCTCCTCAACATTTCAATTGCAGATCCACAACTGTTCCAGTGATAGATGATGATGATTTAGCTAAAGCCTATCCAGATACAAGACCCTCTGCAACTGGTCGTGTTCCGCAAGATACAAATTATGCAAATTGGTTAAAAGATAATCCTGACATTCAAGATAAGGTGTTGGGTAAAAAGAAAAGATATTTTAATTTTTTAATGAGTCCTAAACGAGGAAATAAACAACTTAACGCCACGAATGCTTTGAAAAAAATTATCCGAGAAGATGGATCAGAGTTATCATTGCAGCAACTAGCCAAAAAATATCCAAATGCCAATTAAAAAAGGAAAGTCTCAAAAAACGATTACTGGTAACATAAGGATGCTTATGAAAGAAGGCAAATCAAGATCACAGGCTGTTGCGATTGCTTTAAGTTCTGCTGGTAAATCTAAACCAGCCAAGAAACGCAAAAGGAGATAAGATATATTTAGTTGCTTTAAAAATCATGCCTTCACATTACGGATCAATGAAACCAAAAGGAAAGAAAAAGAAAAAGAAAGGAGGTAAGAAGTAATGGGATATACTTTTAAGGTTCAAACTTATGACGAACCAAAACCAAAGGCTGAAAACTACGAAGTAAAGCCAAAAGCCAAAAAATCAAAAAAGAAAGGTGACTAGACGCTTTAGAAAAGTTGCAAAGGATAAAAAAACTGGTGTTGCTAAGAAATATCTTAGTGGGGCCAAAAATAAAGCTGCAAAGGCAGCTGAAATTAAAAGAACCGCAGCAGCTTACAAGCGAGGAGAGTATATTGATATCGTAGCTGTACAAAAATCAAGGGTTGCTCAAGATGGCAGAAAGACCAAAAAGAAAACCACTAAGCGAAAGCGTTAAAAAAACTTTGAAAAAAAAAGCTGAGAAAAGCCGTTTTTCTTATACCCAACTAGCTGCTGTATACCGCAGAGGTCAAGGAGCATATCTTGGAGGAGGATCAAGAAACGTGTCAATGGCAGCGTGGGCGATGGGGAGAGTTAATAGTTTTATAACAGGAAAAGGCGGTGCAAGAAAGGCTGATGCTGATTTGATGAGGAAAAAATGAAGAAAAAAGTGCTTACAACTCGTCAAAAAAATGCTTTAAAGCGTCACAAGTCAACTCATGGACACACAAAAGCACACATGGATGAGATGGTAAAGGCGATGCTTACTGGTAAAACATTTACTGAGGCTCACAGGCTTGCCATGAGGAAAAAAGGCAAATGACAATCCAAAGAGGCGGACATACTTTTGCTGGTGTTGATAAACCAATCCGCACACCAAATCATAAAAGTGGAAAGTCTCATGCCGTTGTAATAAAACAAGGAGATGGCTTTAGATTGATCAGATTTGGAATGCAAGGAGCAAAAACAAAGCCACCAAGAAAGGGTGAGTCAAAGGCAGATAAAGCTAAAAGACGGTCTTTCAAAGCTCGTCATGCTAAAAATATTGCAAAAGGTAAGACAAGTGCAGCTTATTGGGCTGACAAAGTAAAGTGGAGTTAGTATATTAATAATTATTACGATTTTTTATGTCAGAAGAACCAATCAAACCAAATCCATCTCCTGAACAATTTGCTGCTCTTCAAGAAGAATTGCAAAAGTTAAAAGCTAATAATGCAAAATTACTTGATCAAAATATCAAGGCTAAAGAAGCAGGAAAAGCGGTTCCCCCTGACGTTGATGTAAATGAATTGATTGCTTTTAAGCAAAAGAAAGAACAAGAAGAGTTAGAGGCAAAAGGTAGATATGATGAGGCAATAGCAAAACAAGCTCAACAATTTAGAGAAGCAGAGGCTGCGTATAAAGAGCAAATTAGTAAATTTGAGCAAAGACAAAGAGAATTAGAGATTGAAACTCCTGCAATCACTGCCCTTGCTGATGTTGTGCATGATCCTCAATATGCACTTTCACAAATAAACAAAGAGCATTTAGCAAGAGAAGCAGATGGCACTGTGGTGATTGTTGATGGATATAACAGAACTCCAGTTAAAGAATGGGCGCAACAAAAAATGCCTCAATGGGTACAAAAGAATCCAAGACCTCAAGGCGGTGGAGCTACAACAACTAAGGTGACAACTGATGTTGTAACAGGAGAAAGTAATCCTTTTTCAAAGGAATCTTTTAACTTAACTGAACAAGCTAGGCTTTATCGCACAGACATTAATAAATATAATATGCTCAAAAACGCAGTTAACGGTTAATATAAAAATAACTTGTTTGTATAAGTTAGGTGTTGTCACCGAAAAGTAAAAATCATTAGTACATTTTTTAATGGCTACATTAAGAAGTGATTTAATTATCCCTGAGGTTTTTACCCCCTATCTGATTGAAGAAACAACTCAAAGAGATGCTTTCTTACAGAGTGGGGTCGTGACACCTCTAGCAGAATTAAATCTATCCGCAGAAAGAGGCGGGGACTTTGTAAAGATTCCATTCTACAAAGCTAACTTGTCTGGAGACTTTGAGGTTCTTACAGATTCATTATCATTAACACCCGGAAAAATTACAGCTGATAACCAAATTGCTGCTGTTCTTCATAGAGGTCGTGCATTTAGTTCAAGAGACTTGGCTGCGTTGGCAGTTGGTGGTGGTCCTGATCCAATGGCTGCTATTGCTCAAAAGATGGCTGCCTATGTTAACAATCAAAAGCAGAAAGATTTATTTTCTTGCTTGACTGGTGCATTTGGTTCAATAAACGCAAACGACAGCAACTCTGCTTTATTTGCGCTGACAATTGATTCAGAATCAGGTGACTCTCCAACAACTCTAAGTCCAAGACACGTTGCAAAGGCACAAGCTTTACTTGGTGATCAGGGATCTAAACTTACAGCTGTGGCAATGCACTCTAAAGTGTATTACGACTTAGTTGAAAGAAATGCGATTGATCGTATTTATGACAACACTGGAGCTCCCGATACTGCAGCAACATCTGGTACAACAGCAAACGCTTTCCCCGGTACAACTTCAATTCCTACATTCATGGGATTGAGAGTTATTGTTTCTGATGACGTTCCAACAACAGGATCTGGTTCTTCCACTGAATATTCAACATTCTTCTTTACACAAGGAGCAGTTGTAACAGGAGAGCAAGCACCAATCAGAACTCAAACAGATAGAGACATCCTTGCTTTGGAAGAAGCCATGGCTGTTGATCTTCATTACATCTACCATCCAGTTGGTTTGAAGTACGCAGTATCTACTGTTAACCCAACTCGTACCGTATTAGAGACAGTTGCCTCTTGGTCGAAAGTGTATGAGACAAAGAACATCGGAATAGTCCGTGCTACTAACGTAAGTAATCAGGATTAATTATGGCTTCTTTATTTGACGTGACTGCTGGTCTTTTAGTTGGACCAACAGGAGGTGGCACAGTAACTCAAGCCACAAACAAATCAACAGGTGTAACTCTTAATACAGAGAGTGGACAGATCACAATGAACAACGCTGCTTTAGCTGATGCTGCTGAGGTATCTTTTACAGTTACAAATAGCAAAATCGCTGCAACGGATGTTGTTGTTGCCTGTCATGGATCAGCTGGAACTGCTGGTGCTTACATCGTAAGTGCTAATGCAATTGCTGCTGGTTCTTTTGCAATCACAGTTTCTAACGTATCAGGTGGAGCTTTAAGTGAAGCTATCGTTATTAACTTTGTTGCTCTCAAAGGAGCATCTAGCTAAATGGGAATGTACGCTTTTAGGCGTATGAGAGCGAGGAATGAAGCTGCTCAAAAGGTGGCTTCATTAACTCCAACTCTTGAAAAGCCAAAACCTAAACCCAAAACAAAAAAGGTAAAACTCGATGGCGATAACTCTTGATGCAACTGTTGGTGGTGCAAATGCAAACACCTATATCACTCTTGCAGATGCAAACTCTTTTATTGAAGGCTTAGTCCTCAGTGATGACGCTGCTGCATGGGATGGGTCAAGCAACGATAACAAAAATCGTGCATTGTTCACTGCTGCACAAAGAATTGATCGAGAGAAGTTTCTCGGTGCAAGGGTAGACGATACTCAAGCGCTTGAATGGCCAAGATCAGGAGTTCGCAAACCTGATACTTACACAAACCTTTACGGCTTATCTTTTCCAAATAGATTAGTTGCCGATTATTACACTGATACTGAAATACCAGATCGTGTAAAAAACGCACAGGTTATTTTGGCTGTATATTTAAACAACAACAGGAACGGGCTAGAGTTAAGTGGTTTGGAGGATTTTCAAACTGTTAGTATAGGAAATATCAACGTCACCCCCAGATTTTTTGGAGCTGTTGGTGTTGATCGAATACCTCCAATCGTTGATCATTATTTGATGGGCATTAGAATAGGAGGGAGAGCAAACTTACAAATCAAGAGGTCATGAAAATGGGTTACGGATACGAATATCCAGCAGCAAAAATTATTAATGATACAGCAGCCCATACTGGAAGGTTTGGTAAAGTTGTTGCATTACAAGATTCTGTTATTAACACTCTAGCTGCTGAGAATATCACAGGAGATCTTACTTCCTTGCAATTTAAATCAACCGCTGAAATTTGCGGTGTGATAACCAGCGTCAAACTTGACAGTGGAACTGTCATTGCTTATTCATTATGAGTCTTGCAAACGCCTTAAAAAAAGCTGCATCAAAGACACTAAGTAAACTTGGAGGAGATGTAACTATTCGACAGGTTACGGCTGGCACTTATAACACAACAACTGGTGCAATAACCGAGTCGGCTTCGGATACAACTATAAAGGGCGTTTTGAATAATGTTTCAAGATCAGAAGTTAATGATCTCATTGAGTCTCAAGATAAGATTCTAACAATATCGGCTGGCGATCTTACTTTTGTACCAACAACCAAAGACCGAGTTGTTATAAGCAGCGTTGAGTTTAAAATTATTCAAGTAACAATAAATGAGCAAAATAACACTCCAGTAAGTTTTGATCTTGTACTGAGGTAATTATGGCCAGACAAATAAAGATTGAACAAATAGATGATTTAATGAAAGAGGCAGTACAAGAGTTAATACAGAAAACAACTTTACAGTGGACTACATTGGCAAAAAAAGCTACACCTGTTGATACTGGTAATTTAAGAAATAGTTGGAAAACTGATATTAGAAAATTTAAAGGAACAATTTCTAATAATGTTGAATACGCAGAACCAGTTATTTATGGCACGCCATCTTCATTGCCACCAAGCTGGCAAGGGCGATATAGAACAAGACAAAATACAATAAAAGGTTTTCCAGAATTACAAGCCAAGCAACTTACAACTGGCTATATTCCACAACAACTAAGAAAAATTATTAGGAGTAAATAATGGCAGCAACCGATCTTAATACAGTACGATCTACCATTGAAGGAAGATTGGCAACAGAACTAGCAAGCAGCCCTGTTATTCCTGTTGTATTTAGTAATCAAGCATTTGATTCAACTGGTAATGCTAGCTTTGTTCAATGCGAAGTAAGTTTTGGTTCTGGCGAAATAACATCTCAAGGAAACCAAACCAATGCAAATACTTTAATTGTAGGATTATTAACTATGAATGTTTTTACAGAACAAGGTATTGGTAGTGGTGGGAATCTAACTATTTGCAAACGACTAAGAGACCTTTACAATAGGATTACAGTTTCAGATGTTATCTTTGATGCAGTAGTTGGACCAGAAATACTTTCACAACCGCCAGAGGGTAAATTTGTTACACAACTACGCGTAACCTTTGAAACATACGAGGGTCTTTAATTATGGCAAAGCTTGAAATCACAGAAGAAATGCTTGATGCAATAGAAGCTGTAAAAGGAAGAAGGAATCCAAATTACTGGGATCCAGAATGCAGAAAATATTATGAGGCACAACAAAATCCTAAAAAAGATGTGAAAAAGTCAGAAAAAGGTTAATATATTTGTAAATACTTTTTTTTATTGTCATGGCAACAGCAGTTAAAGGTGATGTAGGTAAGGTTATGTTCCACAACGCAGCAGG